CGTCGAGCTATGAGCGGCAGCGCCGAGGACTTCACCGGGGCTGACGCGATCCTCGACGCTTGGCGGAAAGGCGTCCGGCCCGAGCCTTTCTTCACCGTCTCGAAATGGGCCGACCGGCATCGCATCCTCGGCTCGCGCGGCTCGGCGGAGCCGGGGCCGTGGCGCACGGCTCGCACGCCCTACCTGCGCGAGATCATGGATGCGCTGTCGCCGTCCCATCCGGCGCGGCGCGTGGTGTTCATGAAAAGCGCGCAGGTCGGCGGCACAGAGTGCGGCAACAACTGGATCGGCTACGTCATCCACCACGCGCCGGGGCCGATGCTCGCGGTGCAGCCGACGACTGAGACAGCGAAACGGTTTTCGGACCAGCGCATAGACCCGCTGCTCGACGAGACGCCCGTCCTGCGCGAGCGCGTCGCGCCCGCGCGATCGCGCGACAGCGGGAACAGGCAGCTTTCCAAGGAGTTCCCCGGCGGCGTGCTCGTCATGACGGGCGCCAACAGCGCGATTGGCCTACGGTCCATGTCGGCGCGCTTCCTCTTCCTCGACGAGATCGACGCCTATCCTGGCGACGTGGAGGAAGAGGGCGATCCGATCGACCTCGCCGAGGCACGCGCGCGCACCTTCGGCATCCGCCGCAAGACCTACCTCGTCTCGACGCCGACCATCGCTGGCCTCTCGCGCATCGAGCGGGAATATCTCGCCAGCGACCAGCGTCGCTTCTTCGTCCCGTGCCCGCATTGCGGCCACCGTCAGCATCTGCGCTTCGAGCGGCTCCGGTGGGAGAAGGGCAGCCCCGAGACGGCCACCTACTTCTGCGAGCATTGTGACGGGGCCATCGGCGAGCACCACAAGACCGACATGCTGGCCGAGGGCGAGTGGCGCCCTACCGCCGTGCCGGACGATCCCGCGACGATTGGCTTCCACATTTCCGCGCTCTACTCGCCGGTCGGCTGGTTCTCGTGGGCCGAAGTCGCCCGCGCTTGGGAAGACGCGCAGGGCGACGATCGGAAGATCAAGACCTTCAAGAACACCGTCCTTGGCGAGACGTGGCAGGAGACGGGCGAAGCGCCTGACTGGCAGCGCCTCTATGATCGGCGCGAGGAATGGCCGCCGGGGATCGTCCCGGCCGGCGCGCTGCTGCTCACCGCGGGCGTGGACGTGCAGCGAGATCGCCTTGAGGCGTCGGTGTGGGGATGGGGCCGCGACAAGCAGTCTTGGCTCATCGACCATCGCATCCTGCCGGGAAACCCCTTCGAGGCTGGCGTCTGGGCCGACCTGCGGAAGCTGCTTGACGATCGGTGGCGGCACGAAAGCGGGCATCTGCTGCCCATTGCGCGCGCGGCGATCGACAGCGGTGACGGCATGACGACCGCCGAGGTCTATGCCTTTGTTCGGGCCTACGGGCCGCGCGCCATTGCCATCAAGGGCCAGGACGCCCTTCGTGCGGCGATCGGGCAGCCTTCTCCCACGGAAATCCGGCGGAACGGCCAGAAGCTCGGTGGCGTGGGCGTCTGGCCGGTCGGCTCGTCCTATCTCAAGGCGGAAACCTACGGCTGGCTTCGCCTCGAGCGTCCCACTGAGGAAAGCGGCGATCCGTTCCCGCCAGGCTTCGTCCACCTGCCGGTGCACGCGGCCGGGGAAGAGTTCTGCCGGCAGCTTACGGCCGAGCAGCTTGTCATCCGGTCCACGCGCAACGGCTTCCGGCGGACCGAATGGGTCAAGGTGCGCGAGCGCAACGAGGCGCTCGACTGCCGCATCTACGCGCGCGCGGCGGCCGTTCGCGAAGGCATGGACGCCTGGGGCGAAGGTCGATGGGATCAGATGGCCGACGCGCTTTCCCTTCCCGCGCCGGACGCGGCACCACCCCGGGCAGCGCCCGCGTCCGACGCGCCACGCCCGCGCGGCTGGATCAACTCGCGCGGCGGCTGGCTGCGCTGACAGGAGCCATTGATGCCTGCCACAATCTTGGTGCGAAGCACCGTTGCCGCCGGCCAATCGTTGAGCACGCCCATCGCGACGATTGGATACGGTGTCTGTCTGATGGTTCTTCCGAGTGCCTGGACCGCAGCGCCCCTTACTGTGCAGGGGTCGCTTGATCCCGAGCAGCCGAGCCAATGGTCAGACATCTACGATCACCTCGGCAACGAAGTGGTGTTGACGGTCGCCGCTGCGCGCGCGCTGACCTTGCCGCCTACGATGCTGCTCGGGTGGCCTTGGCTCCGGCTTCGTTCCGGTCTCGCTTCGGCGCCGGTGAACCAAGCGGCCGAGCGCTCCATTTCTCTTGGCATTCGGGTTTTCGCATGAGCGCGCTCTTCCAGCATTACCTGCCGCCCAACATGACGATGCTGCCCTACGTGTCGGGGCGGTTCTATGCCTCGCAGCATGCGCGCGCAGTCGGGGGCAACGCCACGATGGTGCAAAACCGACTCTATTGCGTGCCCTATGTCTTGGTGCGGCCTGGCTTGTTCTCGGCCATGGCGGTGAACGTGACAACTGGCGCTGCCGGCCTCCTGCGGATGGCGCTGGCTGCGGACAACGGCGCGGGGCGGCCGGGGGTTGTGATCGAAGAGCCGCTGAACGACGCGGACACCACGTCGGCAGGTTCGGCAATTTGCGCCTTCGCGCAGCCGCGCTGGATTTCCGCTGGCATCTGGTGGCTCCTGTGCTGCTTCTCCGGCACGCCCGCGGTGCGTGGAACCGCGGGCCAAGCGTTCAGCGCCGGCAACACGTTACTGCTAGGGTCGTCCGTTGGAGACGGCGGCGCCGGCGGCGGATCGGGCAGCGAGAACGGGTTTTTCTTGGCACTGACGCATCAAGCGGGGGTGCCGATCATGCCGAACTCGCCTGGGGGGCTGTCGTATCTCGTCAACAATCCGACTCCGCTGCCGACCTTACAGGCCGCATGATGAGTCCTGTTGCCTTGGCTTGGGCGCGTGCTCAGCCCCTCGGCACCGAGGGGCGGGCGCTTGCCGCCGCCTACACGTCCGGCACCACCCGCGTGACCTTCGAGGGACGCACGGTCGAGTATCGCTCGCTCGCCGAGATTGGCGCGGCCATCGTCGCGCTGCATGCCGCCGAGAACCCGACCGAGCGGCGCCCTTCCGTCACCTACGCGCGGTTTGAGCGAGGCTGACATGATTCAACGCCTTCGCCGCGCCTGGGAGGCCTTCCGCGGCTATGACGCGGCGAAGGACTGGCGCAGCAATCACGGATGGCGTCCGAGCGGCGGCTCGGCAAACACGGAAGTTCGTGGCGCTGCGGTCGAGGTCGCGCGGCGAGCTCGCGATGCTGTCCGCAACGACCCCTACGCCGCACGCATCGTGGATCTCTGGGCCGCGAACGCGGTGGGCGCTGGCATCACCACGCGCTGGCCAGACACAGCCCACGCCGATGCATGGCGCCGCTGGGCAGACAGCACCGCATGCGATGCAGAGGGTATGCTGGACTTCGCCGGCATCCAGGCGCTCGTGATGCGCTCGGTCGTCGAAAGTGGCGAGGTCTTCGTCCGCCTCCTTGCTTCGCATCCCACCAACGCGAACCCGATTGGGTTGCAATTGCAGGTCTTGGAGAGCGACTTCCTCGACACTTCGCGCGAAAGCTTCATCCTTGACGAGCCTGTCGTGCAGGGAATCGCGCTCACGGCGCGTGGGCAGCCACGGGGCTTCTGGCTTCATCGGCTTCATCCCGGCCAGACATGGTGGATGCCAAACATCCCGCGCGCGAGCGAGTTCGTCCCGGCGAGCGACTGTCTGCACGTCTTCCGCAAGCGGCGCCCGGGGCAGCTTCGGGACGTGTCGTGGTTGGCGCCCGTGCTGCTGCGGTTGCGCGATCTGGCTGACTACGAGCAGGCGCTTCTCATCAAGGCCAAGGTCGAGGCTTGCTTGGCCCTTGTCTCGTCCGGAACTGGCGAGGACGCATTGACGGGCGCGCCCTCGTCTCTTTTGAAGGACGCGACTGGACGCGCCGTCGAGTCGCTTGAACCGGGCATGATTCTTCACCGCGATGCGGCGGGCAGCATCGAGGTCGTCAACCCATCGGGTGGGGGGTCTCACACGTCCTTCGCGCGGCGTGCCCTTGAAGCGGCGTCGGTAGGCACCGGCGTGACCTACGATCAGGTCTCTGGCGATCTCACCGCCGCGAACTACTCCTCGCTCCGTGCCGGCAAGATCGAGTTCCGCCGCCTCTGCGAGCAGGTGCAATACGGGATGCTGATCCCGATGCTGGTGCGCCCGATCGCGGACCGCTTCCACGCCCAGGGCGCCCTGCTCGGGCTGTGGGGGGCGGAGATGCCGGATGGGGTGTCGCACGTCCCGCCAGCGCACGAGATGATCGACCCGCTGAAGGACACGGCCGCGCTGATCGCCCAGGTGCGCGCCGGCTTCGTGCCGCAGCCCGAGGCGGCCGGCGCCTTCGGCTACGACTTCCGCGCCGCGGTGGAGATGATCCGCGAGGCGAATGCGCTGCTCGACGAGGCCGGCATCTCGCTCGACACCGATCCGCGTCGCGTCGCGAAATCCGGCGCCGCCCAAGATGCCGGCCAGATGGCCGCGATCGAGATCGCGGCCACGGGCGCGGCCATGCCGCCCCGGTCTGACGTGCCGGCGCGCCAGCCCCAGGAGTAGTCATGCTCGAGAACGAAGTTGAAGCCTCCGGGGGCACGCCCCCGGCGGAAGGCGTCCCCATGCCCATCGTCGCCCGCCGCGCCCTGGCCGCGCCCGTCACGGTCAACCGCGAGGCGCGCACCGTCGAGGTCATCTGGGCGGCCGGTGCACGCGCGCCGAATTGGGTGTCGGGCCTGGGGTGCGTCATCGAAGAACTGGACATGTCGCCGAACGCCGTCCGGATGGAGACGCTTCGGTCGGGCCGCGCTCCGGTCCTCGATGCCCACAATTCATGGGGTGCGCGCTCGGTCCTCGGCGTCGTGGAAAATGCCCGCATTGAAGGCGGGAGGGGCCTCGCTACGCTCCGCTTTTCGACGGCGGATGACGTCAAAACCGTCTGGCAGCGCGTCCTTGATGGCACCCTGCGAAGCGTGAGCGTCGGCTACCGGATTCATCGCTACGAGCAGAAGACCGATCCGGCAACCGGGCAAATCATCCACCGCGCCGTGGATTGGGAGCCCTACGAAATCTCGGTCGTCCCGATCCCCGTGGATCAGGCGGCCGTAGTGCGCGGCGAGGCGGGTGGGGGCCGCCCCGTCGCCGCGATCGAACCCCCCATTCCTGAAGAGGACAACATCATGCCTGAGACGCCCGACGCGGCGGCCGACACGGCGCGGACGGCGCCCGCGGCCACCATCACCCCGGCGACGCACGCCGCCGACAGCCCTTCCACTCCGGCCTTCGAGGGGCAGCGCGCCCAGCAGCCTGACGCGGTGCAGGCCGCGTTGGTGGCCGAACGAAGCCGCGTGAATCAGCTCGACGAGGTGATCGTCGCGGCCCAGGGCCTTGTCCCGCCCGCCGAGATGACCGCGCTGCGTGCGCGTGCCGTCAGCGAGGGCTGGCAGCCCACCGCCTTGCGTGGAGCGCTGTTCGACGTCATTGCGGCGCGCGGCGCACCGCCCTCGCTCCCGGCCAGCCCGAACAGCGGTCCGGCTCAGGACGACCCCGCCGTCATCCGCGACGCCATGGCCGAGGCGATCGCCGTCCGCGCCATGCCCGGCTATCAGCCGAAGGGGAATGGTCGTCATGTCGAGTTCCTGGGCTGGCGGCCCTCCGACATGATCCGCGAGCTTCTCGCCCGTAGCGGCGAACGCTCCCCGCCGCGCAACCCGACGCTCCTCGCCGAGCGCGCCTTCCACACCACTTCGGATTTCCCGCTTCTTCTCTCGTCGGCAACGAACAAGATGCTGCTGGCGTCCTATGCGCAGGCGACCCCGACATACCGGGAGATCATGCTCCGGCGCGACTTCCGCGATTTCAAGCCGCACCGTTACCTGCGCGTTGGTGACTTCCCCAATCTCCTGGCCCTGAAGGAGAATGGGGAAATCCAGGTCGGCACGATCGGCGAGAGCCGAGAGACGGTGACGCTCGGCACGTTCGGTCGCCGCGTTCGGGTGACGCGCCAGATGCTGGTGGACGACGATCTCGGCGCCTTCACCGACTTCGCGTCCATGATCGGCCAACGCGTCACCGACTTCGAGAACGCCACTGCCTACGCTCAGGTCAACCTCGCCAACGGCGATGGCCCGACCCTGGAAACCCCGGGTGGCGCGGTCTTCGGGACGGGTGCGGCGCGTGCCAACAAGGCGAGCGCCGGCACGGCGATCGACGAGGTGACCATCGGCGCGGGGCGCGCGGCGATGATGCGGCAGAAGACGTTGGATGGTATGCCCATCTCTCTCGGCCGCGACATGCGCGTTCTCGTCGGCCCGGCGCTCGAACTGGCCGTGCTCAAGCTGACGACGGCGATCACGCCGTCCAGCTCTGGCAACGTGAACCCCTATGCCCGGCTGCTGCAGCCGGTGGTGGAGCCGCTGATCCCGGCGAACCGCTGGTATCTCTTCGCCAATCCGGTCTCGGCGCCGGTCTACACCTACGGCTACCTCAACGGAGCGGAGGGACCGCAGGTCACGACCGGGCCGGTGCAGGGTGCCGATGGCGTCGAGATCAGCGTGATTTTCGACTTCGGCGTCGGCGCCATCGACTTCCGCGGCGCCTGGTTCAACCCGGGCACCTGATCCCGGCTCTTCCTGTCCATCGCAACCCCATGCAGAGGGCGTCCTTCGGGGCGCCTTCTGCGTTTCAGGAGACCCATCCATGCGCAACTGCATCCGTCCCGACGCCCGCTCCATCCCCATGGTCGTTCCCTATGCCG